TGGATCGGGCCTCTGCTGTTCGTGCTGCTTTTTCTCGCACGCTTCTGGAACCAGAAAAAGGTTCCAAGCAACGAGGAAATTCGAACCCCGCCGGGCAGTCAGGGGAGCTAACGGCGGTTTTTCTCCCCTTCCCCACAAGGAAATGACATGTCTTCTTTCACACAGAATATCCCGATCGCCAGCGGCGCGACCGTCAAGGTCACGGGCAATTCGATCGATGGCTTTATCGCCACGGCACCGGGTCAGCTTTCGGTCGTTCGGCCGGATGGCGTGACCCAAGTCGTGCCGATCCCTACGGCCGGCTATAATGCGATTTCGGTTCCTCTGAGCGCCAATATGACCGAACCGGGCGTCGGCACCGTGACGTCGTCGAGCGGTGCGGCAGGTCAGCTCGTTGTCGGCGGTGCGCCGGGACAGGCTCTGTCTTCGTCTCCCACGACCTGCACGGTTGCTCAGCTTCCGGCCGCTGCCACGACGCCTGTCGGTGTTCGTGCGACCGTTTCGGATGCCAATGCGGCCTATACGTCGGCGAATGTCGGCGCGACTGTCGCGGGCGGCGGCGCCAATACGGTGCCTGTCTGGAACAACGGCACGAATTGGGTGATCGGCTAACCTCCAATTCCCCGCTCGTTTCGGCGGGCGGGGATTTTTAAAGCGGGTGATTTATGAGCGATAATCCGGAAATCGTCGTCACGGCAAATAAGCCTGCCAGTATCAAGCATGTTGCCGGCGGTGGCGCTGCAGCCGCTGTCATTGCCCTCGCGCTCGCCGTTACCGGCTTGAAGCCAGACGAAGGCAAACGTAACGTCACTTATCTCGATATCGCCAATCTGCCGACTTACTGCTACGGCCATATGGACCGAAAAGCGAAAGTCGGCACTTTCCATTCCGACAAGGAATGCGACGCTCTTTTGACGACGGACGCAAAGGCAAAGGAACAGGCTGTCATGCGCTGCACGCCGCAGATTGCCGACAATCCCTATATGCTCGCCGGAGCGACACGCCTGACGTTCAACATCGGCGAAGCGAATTACTGCACCAGCGGTTCGGCGCGGTTTTTCCGGGCCTCGCAATTCAAGCTCGGATGCCAAGCTTTTGCGGGCTGGGACGGCGTGATTGGCAAGACGCCGATCAAAGGCGCCATGTCCGTGCGGCGTCTGAAAGACGGGCGCTATTTTTCCGAAATCCGTGGGCTGCATGATCGCCGGCAACGCGAAATTGCCCAATGCCTGCAAGGAGTGAAGTGATGTTCGGGATATCCTGGCTAACCGACAAGATCGCCGCTGGCCTCGCCGGCTTCCTGCTCGTTACCACGATCGCCCTCGGCATCGGCCTTGTCGCGACACGAACGACGTTGCATTCTCGAACGCTTGAGCTGCATGCCGAACAGGCTGCGCACCAAGCCGATATCAAGTCGTGGGCAGCAGCAACGGCGACGGCACAATTGCAGGACCAGCAGCATGCCGACGCCGTAAAAGCCTCCCAAGACAAAATTTCAACGGAGACGCAAAATGACCAAGGCAAGAAATTGTCGGACGCTCGGGCTATTGCTGCTCGCTACGTCGCTTCTCATCGCATGCAGCCATCCTCAGCCGCAGACGATCACAGCCCTGGCAGGGCATCGGATCTGCCCGCCGCTCCCGACGCCGCCGGCAGCACTGACGGCGCCACTTCCGAAACCGTCGTTCCTGCAGCCGACGTCGACGCCTGCACCCAAGCCTATGTGATGGCAACGGGCTGGCAAGATTGGTGGACAAGGCAGGTTAGCGCAAGCGACCAGTCCGATGATCGTGCCAGCCCGTCGAATAGCCCAAATGATATGAGCCCCACAGCAGCGCCATCGCCGCCGGAACGATGATTAAATAAATCATCCGAATTTCCTCAGATAATGGGCGATCAGTAAAGCCTCTGCTCGCCCGTTGTCTTTTACGCGTGCAAGCTCACTCGAACAGCCGGGGAATAATCGGCGCGCTTCCTCATGGCTTTCAGTTTTGTCGGCTGATAGTCCAAGCTTGCGCTTCCACAGTGCCGGCGTCGGCCATTCGATCACGGCTTTAGGGCAGGCCAACAGACAGATGCCGTGCACAAAGCCGAGCGTCTCGCCGAAATTGAACATGGATGTTACGCCCTGCTTCGGCATGGAGCTGACGGCCTCGATCCCGATCCGCGTCGGCATGGCCTCGGACAGCGCAAAGCCCCAGGTGCGCGCCCATTGTGTCCAGGCGGGTTTTTTGCCGGCGATAGGCACTTCCAGCGTGATTGCGAGGCCATCGTCATAGATGATCGCGAGGCCGCCGGTTTTTCCGGGATCGATAGCCGCGACGGTCATTTCGTCATCTCCCGAACAATCACAGCCATTGCGGCGATAAAAATAATCGACGGCGCGATGACGTTAGAAAGGACAGTCACCTGAATTCTCCCGCAAAAGGAACGGCGCCAGCCAAGCCGGCGCGACATAGAAAGGTACGTCAATTTCGATCGCCGGACGCGGTGGCATCTGCGACAAGCCCTTCTGCACGAACAGCCAATATCGCTTGGTTTCTAGGCTTTGGAAAGCCCGTCCAGGGCGAGCATTCTGCAGGTAACGATTGACTTGTGCCGTTTCGGGCTTGACGTGCTGCACGCAGAGCGTCGTCGGGCCGCACGGGCAATTGTGGTCAACTTGCAGGCCGTCGATTTCGAAGCCATGGATATTCTTCGCTGACCAGCGGTGCGCTAGGCACATTTCGCCCGTTTCGCTGTCATAGAACCGGCCGTAAGGCTCGGAATGCCCGTGACCTGTCGTTCGGCCGCCTACCCACATGACACAGCCTGTGAGAGGATCGAAAGCGCATTTTTCGGCAAACCGTTGTAGGGGCGTCTTGCCGTTTCGCTGGTGATGCGGAACCTTGGAGAAATTTATTTGCGGTATCGATGCATGCTCTCCACCTCTGCTTTGACCCTTAGTTTCCGCTCGCGAGCCCATTCTGAGCTATCCTCCATGATTTGCTTGACCTGCATGACAAGATCCGGACGATTGATTTCCTCGAAAACCAATTCGTCATGGACCTTGAAAATCGGCAACAGGCCTTCCTTGCGCGCCCTCTTGGCCGCCTCGATCATGAGGCACCGTGCCGAGCCTTGGATGCAATCGGCCGTGATCATACCATGCCATGCGAGAATGCGGCGGAATTTCTTGCCCTGGTAGGACATGAAGGACCAGCCGGGGACTTCGCATTGCTTGATCGGGTGCCAGTTGTTTTCGCGGCGAGGCCGATGATACCAGATTTTTCGGCCGGACGGCAGGCGCATCGTCAGGAAATCGCCTTCCAGACGGAATTCAATTCCTTCGTAGGAATGCGTGCGCTTGTGATCATCCCAAACAGCGTCAACACTGGCCTGATAAAGTCCGTACCAGAATTTCGGAACCTGTGGCGCGAATTCCGTCCTGTAGGACTTCACGGCGGTTTCGGCGAATTCAACACTGTGCTTGGGCGCGAATCGAGCGCGAAAACCTATGGCGCCAAGCCCGTAGCCATTGCCGAGCGTCGAGCATTTTCCGATCGTGCGCTCAAACACCAGTTTTTTGTTGACAGGCTTTTTAAAGATGAGCGAAGCGTTTTCGGAATAGACATCCACGCCCATATGCATCTGTTCGGCACGGTCATGCTGTCCGGCGAAGCTCCAAAGGTTCTTTGCTTCAACGCCTTGGAAATCGCCGCTGACAAGGATCTTGCCCGGTTCCGGCACGATGCAGGAACGCAGAGAAGAAATGATCGCGGAGAAAATCTCATAGTGCCAATCCTTGCCGCCAGGATCGAGACACCACAACCAACGGACTTCTTCGATATCGCGCGTCATGATCGCTTCTGCAAGCGTCTCGGCTGTCAGGTTGACGTTTCGCCCTTTCGCAGCAATAGCTTCCTGTCGATCAGATATTTCGCCACGCGGATAGTTTTGTATCTGAATGAGCCGTCCAGCATCTCGACCAGTACGAGCGCCGTGATATTGCGTTGAATATCTAACCCGACCGTCGATTGGTGAAGCGCAATCGAGCATTCGTTGTAATTTCGCAACCGACGAAGAAGCGAGCGCACGGCGAAGGGAGAGAGCTTCATAGACATGCTCCGGCAAAGGTGCGTCGAGAATATCGACGTCGAATTCGTCATCGGGATCGAGGATCGCATTAAGCGTGGCCTTCGTCATATTCGACAGGCGCACGCCTTGCTCATTCACCCAATCAAGGATCTTTTCGCGCTGCGTCGGATTGAGGCCTCCGGTAATTTCCCGGAAGCGTTTCGTCATTGGAATGCGGACCTGATCCAGAATATGCATGCAGGCATGCACAAATTCCGTATCGATCCTGAGCCCACGCTGCTGCGTGTACTGATCCAAAATCCAAGTGTCGCGTTCGGAAGGCCCTAAGCCGAGCGTCGCGGTATAAAGCCCATATTGGGCATCGGCGTCAGTCGCACCATAGGAATAAAGACGCTGCAGATTGAATTCATTGTGCTGCGACCATCCACCGAGCCGATCCGGCTTGCACATTTTGAGCATGTGCGCGTGGCCTTCCATATCCTTTTGGATAGGAAGGTCCAGGGCAGTTACGACAGCGTCGAGGCCAAGGGGGAGGCCTTTCATGGCGCAAACGGCCATAGTGTCATGCCAACGCTCTGGCGGCAGGGCAGGATAGCCGATCGGGACCATGTGGTGATGCCACATGCCCTGCTCGAACCCACCATTGTGGCATACCCAAATTACGTCCGGATCTTGCGCCAGCTCCATAATTTCAGGATCGAGCGCGTGGATTTGTTTTTCCGTCAGAACACGCGTCGGCGCCGGCTTGCCATCCGTCACAACCTTGATTTGCAGCGACAGCATGAAGGTCGACAGGTCAGCCGAATATTTCCATGCGCCTTCCTTTCGCAGGTCAGCGCGTGAAGCTGTTTCGTAGTCGGCGACGACGTAGCGCATTACCGGGCAACCACTTCCTCGCGAGCGCGCCAAGCATCGGAGTTGTCCGAAAGACGCATGTTCATGTCATGATCGCTTTCCGGCTGCAAACGAGCATCGTTGACGATCATGAGGTAGAAATCTTTCCACCATTTCCGAATATCGATCGAGCCGTGATGCACACCGACGATTTGCGCCGCGTGCATGAAGTGAAGTTGGAAATGGTGTGGAAGCTCATCAACGTAGCGGAGATATTCTTTCCGCATAAGATTAAATACATTCCAAGGCTGTTCGTTCCAGAAAAGCGAAAACCGAGCAGCATCATGCATAGATGTAGGAAAAATCGCCAATGCATGTTCAAGCGTAAACGGCCCTGTAAAACTTCCACCGCCTTCGACAAATGGATTTGTCAGCGCCTTGCGGTCGAAAGCACTGAAAAGGATACAGCGTCGATACCAACGCATAAGTACCTTTACGGGATGATCTTTGCGAATTCCATCCGGTGCACGAATAGCTGCAAACAGCACTGATTGCTGCATGATTGGGATTTCCAGCACCCAAGGCTGCTGTGCAGGACCGAAGAGCGATTTTGTCATAGGATTTTCCTTATCGTTATGCGCCAGCCGAAGCCCAGCGGAATTGTCTTGACGGTCACGGCTTCCCGTTCCGAAAAGAGACTAGGGAATTTTGGAGATTTGAGTGCGACGATTCTCCGACCAACGTGCAAATACCATGACCATCCGTCGAGCTTGAAACGGCTCATAGGTCATACTCCTGCGCCGGCGCCTCTTTCGGCAGAGGCCGATATTTCTTGGTTGCTGATGGTTTGGCAGAAAAACCAGCATCCCGCAACCATTCCTCGTTGCGAGCCGCATGCGTGGCATCCCAAGCCGGAAGAGGCCCGATCCAGCCGACGACTTCCAGGCCCGTACGCTGGCCCGAAAGATGGTAGGTCCATTTGCCGCCAGCAAAAACCAGCACCATCGGGAAATATTCGCCTGGACGGGCGAGATACGCCATATAGCCCACATAGAGGCCATCGCACGGCGGTTCTTCCATTTTGTTAATGATCATAGCACCGGGTCCGTCCAAGGGAGCTTTGTCCATTCAGCATAAAGCGAACGCCGTTCGTTGGCCGCACGCAGTGCCGGGAGATATTGAGCATGGGTGAAACGCAATTCACGCATTTGGTGCTGCAAAGTCGCTTCCTCATGGCTGCGACTTTCCATAGGCAACCAATGCTTTCGCATTGCCTCGATCACAGGTCATACTCCTGCTCTTCCGAATTCGGATGCTTCCACTCGGGATGCGCACGGAGCTTGTCCGCAGCTTCATCGATTGCATCGTCATCCGGAACCTTGCCTGTGAAATGCGTCTCGCTCACGCACTGCGGAAAAAGATCTGCAAGTTTGCCAGTCGGCAGAGGCCCGGCATAGCCGTAGGGCGGACGCGGAAAGCGGACATTGCTTTCATCGAAATGCCAACCGCCTTTCCACCACAGCAGAACGATCGGCTTGGCGATTTCCGCCTTCACGTCATGCGACACGAAGCACAGATAGCGTCCTTCGGTTTTCGGATTATTCCGAGCCGGAATGATTTCCAGGTTCATTGCTTTTCCCCGATCGTCGGAGCGACGCCGTAGTCAAGATTGACGCGGCAGATAACAAAACCATCCTCGCGCTCGATCCTCGCCGTACCGACTTCTAGCAGACGATCGACGTTTTCGTAAAGTAGACGAAAGGCTCTTGCCATTCCGCGCCCGGAACCGACCGTGGAACGACCGATTATCAGCTTGTGCTTCATTGGCTGCATATTTCCCTCCCAAGGAAATAACGGCGGCGAAGCTTCCGACAATCCCCAAAGAGATTTCCTCGCCGCCGATCCCTTGCGGGATTAGAATGCCGCCTGCACATCCTCAGCAGTCGGAGCGCCGCCGGTCGGATCGAAATCCGAATATCCTGCTGCGAAGCTGCCGAACACGTCGTTATTCGACGGGCCGGAGCCGCCGAGCTTGGCGTCCTTTTTGATGAAAAGGCAATTTTGCAGATAGGCCGTGCAGCCATCCTTATCGTCGAGCTTCTTGCGACGGAAACCCTTGATCGCGACGGACGGCACGACCCAGGCACCGGGGAAAAACAGCTCCTTGCCGGCGACAGCCCGGGCATGCTCTTCGTCGGGGATGTCGATCACCTTGCCCGCTTCCAAGCGTGCCAGCTCGATCGGGAATTTGGAATTCGCGATCAGAATGCCAGCGTAATCCTTGTAAAGATCCGCGCGCTGTGTGGCCTTCTCTCGGATCTTGAAGCGCTGGTCCTCGGACAGGGCCGGGTTCTGGCACTTGAATTCCGCCGTGGCGATTGCACGCTCACCGGCAGTCTTGCCCGACATGCAAGCGAGATAATAATCGGCCGGCGAAGTGAAACCGCCCGTCTCCGACTTGATCGCATTGACCATGACCGGAATGAGGGCGTCGAAGTCGACCTTGTCCAGGCCGAACGTGCCGCCAAAACGGGGCTCTGCTTGCGAACCGTCGTCGAGGCGCGGCGACGACTTGACTGCGATCGACGAATAAAGCGTGCGTGCCGGCTTCTGGCACACATAACGGAAAGTCTCGGCCATGTTTATTTCCCTTCTTTCACATAAAAGTTGACGTAAGAATTTCGATCTATCACGCGCCGCGCAAATGTCAAAGATCAAATCGTGGCGTTTTCTGCAGGCACTGCGCAAATACAGGACAGGTTATGCAATCGCGTTCAGCCTGAATATGAGGAAACCGCAAAGGGAAATCCCCAAAACACGAAGGCTTGGTCGGCGGTATCAATGAAAAAAGATACACAACCGAACCGACCGCAATGCCGATCAATGTGCCGTACAAAATATTGTTCATCTCACCGTTCCTTCGGCACTATCGCTTGTGGCAGATGATTTTCCGGCATTTCCGGATAACAATCGCAGTCTTGCCAATCGTTATGCCCGAAACTTCCGTCCCGGTAATATCCACGACCGATTGCCCGGAGATAAAATCCCTCACCCTTGCAGCGAGGGCACTTCGGATGATTTTTCGGATTAGGCATCTCACCAACCCTCTCTATCGAGCCTTGCACATTCTTCCTGCCACCATTCATGCTTGCAATGATCGCTACAGAATTGAAGCTGTTTGTCGTGATCTTCGACGCGGTTTTCTTCCGTCACCGGATTTCCGCACATATCGCATTCCGCGTCCATCTCACCAACCCTGCTCTTCCGTCGACTGCTCGAACGCCTGGAAAACGTGAGCATTGCCTTTGCGCGTTGCCGCTGGCCTCGGATCACTCATCGGTGCCACGGACAGGCCGAAGCTCTCGGGCTTGTAGCCCCATTCCAGCGCCAGTTCCTTGCCGCGCGACGAAAGCTTTTCCGCCTGAGCCGGGGAAATGATTTTGGGCGGTGCGTAGGCTTTTTCCTTGAAAGCTTCCTTCAACACAGCGTCGGCGCCTGGACGCCACACGCGGTTGACCTTTTTCTCGACAAGCTTCGCGTGCTTGAAGTCGGACGGATTTCCGGTCGTAAGGCGAGCATGAATCACGTTGTCGAGCGCGTTCATGAACCGACGTGCGCTGTCCCGCTGCGCATAATAAGCGTCAAGCTCTGCGTTGGTGAGCATCATGATAAAATCCTCTTCGCCTTCGACGAAATTCTCAAACGCCGCCTGCATCTTTGGGCAGTCGAGCAGCACCGGGCAAAACTGACAGTGATCGCCAGTCTCGAAATCTTCTTCAAGATATCCGTTCGGATCACGACGATACAGTTCCCACATGCGCGGCAGCAGCGTTTCGTGACCCCATTTACGGATATCGCCGAACGTGACTTCCCATTCTTCCGGTGCCTCGAATATGCCGAAGAAATTGGGCTGCACGATCGCCAGCGTCATTACGGCATCGTCGGGCGCTTCCATGAGCGCAGGGACATGCATGACGAGCAGGAAACTGTAATAAAGGAGCTGCTCGTTATCCAGCACATAGACGCCGACGCCTTCGCCATTTTTATAATCGACCAACCACGCCCTGGCGGTGTGATTGTCGAAAACCCAATGGCCGAAATCTACGGTGCCTTTCAGCAGCGGATGCAGATGCGGCAGATGAATTGTCTGCTCTATCATCGTTTCGCCGTCCGGGTTGGCATCGCGGATTTTCTGGCAGTGCGTCACGTAGACGCTGACAGGATCGAGATCGATGCCATCCGGCCAGCCGGCGATAAGGCCCTCGAATTCGACGCCGATATATTCGTAAGGCTCGCGACCAGACGATAGACACGTCGAGCCGAGCAGATGCGCCGCGTTTCCGCGCTGCGCCCATTCCGTTGTGATATTCTCGAATGTGCCTTGCTCGATTTCCCGGCGATGCAGCAGGAAAGAGCCGCCACAATTCAGAAAGCGCTTTGCGCCCGATCCACCAAGCGGCGAATGTTCTAGCTGATCCATGTCAGCCCTCCCAAGACATAATAGTTACGTAAAGGTGCCGGGATATCGCTCCCGGCGGGCGGATTGAATTCGCTCTGATCAATCAACAGAGGTTCGACGCCACCGCGCCGAAAACGATCACCCCTCGAAAGTGATCCCGGCCCGCGCTTCCAGGGCCTTGGCGAACGCCTCGCGCTTGTCCTCGGGGATGTTGCGCGAATGCGGCACCTCGCCGGCCGGCACATACTGGCCGATCAGTTCCTTGACGGGCGCCGGATCGCCAAGCTTCTGCGCCGCCTGATTGGTCAGCTTCGACAGATCCTCGACGGTCCACTTGCGCGCCGGAGCGGTCGTCGGCGAATTGCCGGCCGCGCGAGCGAACGCCGCGAATTCGTCGTCATCGTCCGCCGCAGGGGCCGGTGCAGTGCTGCCAGCGTTCGAACCCGTCGCAGTCGCAGAAGTGCCAGTGCCCGACGCCGGAATGGCGTCCTCGCCCTCGCCCGGCCCGCGCGGAATGCCGGCCTTCATCCGCCACAGGCCGCTCTTGACGATCGAACCCGTATGACGGGCCGGATCGAAAGGGGTGCCTGCCGCGTCATGCGTGACGCCGTCCGGATTGGCGTGCACGGAGCCCGACGTCGAAGGGGACGGCGAGGCCGCTTCGGGCTGCTTCGTCGGGGTTCCACCATCGGAGCCGGAGGCCGCTGGGCGTGATGCCTGCGAAATCGCCGTGGCGTTTCCCGACACACCGCCGAGCAAGGCATAGACGGCACGAAGCTGATCGGCGTTCTGCACGACGATCGCGGTTTCAAGTGGGTAGGTCATTTCCGTATCTCCTTCTCGTCAAGCACCTTGTGAATTGTATTGAGCTTCTGCAGTGACTTGACGAAGATTTTTTCGCTGATCGACCCTGGAGCCACGAAAATATCTGCCATCACGCCATTGCGCTGTCCGATGCGATCGAGCCGGGCAACTCCCTGCTCATTCTTCGAAGGGACCCAATCAGGCTCCCCCAAACCGCACCGGGACGCAACGTGCTGCAAACCGTCAATACCCTCACCGCCCGCTTGCAAATTGGCGATGAACACACGTACATTATCGTCTCTTACGAATTTATCAACAGCGGCTTGCCTTTGCATGGCATTTTTTCCGCCGTGAAGCATCACCGTCCCGAAACGGGCCAAGCCTGCTTCATACAAATTCAGGACGTTGAGATGCCAGCCAAACAGGACATATTTCTGTTCGCCTCCTTCCAGCAAATCCGCCACATAATCGATAATTTGAGGTGCCATGGCCTGTCCCATGAGCCGGCGCGCCTCAGCGATATGCCCGAGCGTGACGATATCTTTCTTCGTCTGCACTTCCTCGATCGTCAGGCCTAGCATGCCTTCCGCCTCGATCGCGCTGGCGATGGCGCCCGTTTCTGCGACGGTAACAAGTTGGAAGCGCGGAAGATCCATCTGCGTCATCACGTCGGCTTTGAGATGACGGGCCATAATATGCACGCGCAGCCGGTTCTGCAGCTCTGATTCGAGGGACGTGCTTTCCATCTTGAAACGCTTGCCCTCGATCGTCTCGCCTTCGCCCTGCTTGTTATATTTTTCCTTGAATTGATCTTCCGTCGCATAGTCGATCGCTTCCCAATCGAAGTGACGGAAAAGGACATAGCATTCGCTAGGACGATTGAGCAGCGGCGTGCCAGTCAGCGCAACTTGCCGCTTGCAATAGGTCGCGATGCACGGGATCTTGTCTTCGCCATGCTGAAATTCTTTTCGGCTGTTGCCCAAGATGGCGCGTGTCACGATCGCGTCGGCGTTTTTCATCTTGTGGGCTTCGTCGCAAATTAGCACGTCCCATGGATATTTCGCGATGGCCTTGATAATCGCGGGATTGCGCGCGGCCTCGTAGCTGATCACCTGATAATGTGCAGTCGGGTGAATTCCGTCCTTCACCTTGAGCATGACGGACGCCTTGACGTTCGGGATCGTCGACCATTCCCGAATGCGTTCGCCCCATTGCAGCCGCACCGACGCCGGCACGATCACCAGCACGCGCGTCGCCTCGAAATGGTTGCAGAAGGCAATCGAGGTTGGAGTTTTTCCCAAGCCGGGCTGATCGGCATCGATCCCGCCGCCATTGGCTATCAGATAATCGAGCGTACCGCGTTGATAGGGCCACAACTCTTTGCCCGGCGGCAAGCGCTTGGTGCCGATCCCGTCGAGTGCGCGACTGGCCTCGATCCGTCGCCGAAAGCCGACAAGTAGGGGTTCGGAGCCGTCGCCCAAGTCGCAGACGCCATAAGGGTTGTTCGTGAACAGCACGGCGCGTTCTTTGTTGCTTGCCGCCGTCGAGTATACCAAGCCGCGATAAGCCATCTGACGAAGGATTTCCTTCTTATCCTTCGGCGGCATTTCCAGCACGAAAAGCCCGTCCTTGCCCTGATAGACTTTCGTGTTCACAGACTTTTCCTTTGACGATAAGCGAGGCTGTTTGCTGCAGCCATATTGAAATCCATCGAACCACGATTTGCGATATTCCCACCGCTTATATGGGTTGCGGGCGTCGTTTGGCGATGTGGCTGCAACTAAGCCTTCTGCGTAAGCGTTTTGCAGGCCATTGATATAACTCTGCTGCCACTTGGATGATTGAGGGCGGACCATAATCACTTACAGGTCGAAATCCTGCTTGGGCTTTTCAGGCATCACGACGCGCGGCAAACTTTCTGCCAGTCGGGCGCCGACCTGCAATTGCAACGTGAGCCGATCGAGGATGGCCTCTCGAACATCCGGACCCCACTCACTCAGCATATTGAATATTTCGTCAAGCTTCCATCCGCCGAACGATGCGGCTGCGATTATCCGCGCCATCGCCATTTGATCAGCCGTGAATCGGCGTATGTCGCCGGATGTCCTGGCAACTTCACCGAACAGGCCTTTTTCTTCCCACAGACGGATGCCTCGTTCCGACGTGCAGCCGGCAATCGCGATATCCTTGATCGAGTGCGGCGTGTCAGTCATTGCTTATTCCTTGTCCTGCGCAAATTCGGGAAGCCATTCCCATGCGGTGCCGTTCCAACGATGCGAAGCAAGCGTGCCGCCGACCGGATAGTATGTGTCACCGACATAGGAACCGTTTTCAGAGGGCTCAACGATCAGCCTTTTAAGCTTTTCGACAGCTACTTCACGGTCAAGAATGCGACGTTCATATTCGAGCATCTGTGCATAATTCAGCTCGCCGCCTGCTCGCAGCGCTTCTGCAATATTTCTTGCGGTTTCGGTGCTGATTACGATTTGATCCTTTCCGCGTGCATTGGCGTGAGCCGACCAAGTATCAAGATCGTTGTGAAGGCTGCTCATCGGAAAAATTCCTCAAACTGCGATTGCGTCAACGGATGATCCCGCCAGTGATGCAATTGCTCGACAACGAAAAATTTCGTCAGCCGTCCCGAACCGGGATGCAGGAACACGAAACCCCCGCTGGCATTTTCCAGCAGGGGCAATCCTGCGAATTCCAGCTCATTGGCAAGCCGGTTTGGTGACTTCTGGCCGCCCCATCGATCCTCATGCCCGAACAACAGCGACAGTGCCGGAATGATCGGCGCCAGTTCTTCCGCTGAATAAAACGGCCGGACGATCCAGTTGGGAAGCCATGCGCGCACTGCCTGCTTATGGATATTGTCCGGCAACGCCTTCGCCCATTCCTCCATGCCGTCTTTCCAGACGCGCACGATCCCAGGACGGTTGCCGGTTTCCTTCATCCGCCGCACGATATGCGCCGTAGGGCTGTTCCAGAAACCGGCGCCGCTCACTTCACGCGCTCCAACAGGAGGATGAGGGCATCCTTCACAAGTTGAGTGAAAGGCGTATGCATGATCCTGTCATCGGATGTGAGTAATTCTTTCTTAAAACGCGCTGCATTTTCAGCGGCATAAATATCGGACACCGTCCTATCACTGCAAAGAGGCACTCCATCCGGAGGAAATCCAAGCCCCTTAGCTTTCGGTTCGTCCGCATAAAGATCGCTGGACTTTTTCGCATATTCGGCGCGAGCATCGGCCCAATGTTTTTCTAGGGACCACCATTGCTCGAATTGCGTGACGTCGATCCCGAAAACTAACGCCATGATGGACTTCGCGGCGCGATTGGCCTGTTCATGCGAGACGCCGATGCTGTCCATGATCGGCACGGCGATATTGCAATGCCAAGTCCACGCATAGCTGGGATCGCGCATCATCGCCGTCAATTCGGCGAAAGCATCGCCGTCGAAAAGCAATGGGCGCTGGATATCCTTCGGTTTTTCGGGCGAAGCCTTTTCCTCCTTCAAGCCTTGAATCAGCTTGAAGGTTTCCCAAGCCTCGTCCAGAACGCCAGGGGACGGACGGGCATTGCATAGCAGCATGGCCGCCATGAAACCTTGCTGATAGGCGTTCTTCTGAGCTTCGACAGAAACAGGCTCCGTATCCCACAATTTCACAGAGCAACGCCATTCCTCAAAAGCTCGCGCACGTTCACTGATCATAGTGCCATAAATCGGCACCTGAGGCGCCCGATTATATCCGGCGTTGAACGCGAGCTTTGCAACTTCTTCCTTAGTCATTTCAATTCTCCCAAAGTTAAAGATCAAATTCCGTTTTCGGTATCCGCCAGTGATTATCGGATGGCCTCAGCCAATGAAGGTCATGGGCCTTGAGCTGCTTTTGCACCACAGCCCTATCGAGCCCGTGAACGCGCATCAATTCCTGCACCAGCACGCTATGAGACATTTCGCCGCCATGCTGGTTGAGCAATGCTGTCAGCTCTTCGCGGCTTGCCCAATCGTAGCGAGGCTTCTTTTCCTCGCGCCGATCGTTGTTTGGCTTCTCGTCACTGTGAGCCAGGACGATCGATTGACCAACCTCCTTCACCTTAAGATAACGGTTATCGTCGCCGACGTCAGCATCTTTTTGCTTACGTACAGTCAGCATTGTGCCATCTTGAACCTTCTTTGTCGAGATAGCGAAATCCATATTGGCGAACAGAGCCGACGAACCGCGCGCACCCTTGCTTTCATCCTTGCCGGTATGATGAATCACTAGCACTGTGCATTCGTAATAGCGCGAAAGCTGTTCCATGAAATTGGTAATCTTTGTCATATCGTTGGCTGAATTTTCATCCAGTCCGGTATTCAATCGCGTAGCGGTATCGATCGCGATCAGTGCAGGCCGAACCTTCAACTCTGCCAGATCCGCTTTGATATTTTCCCATTCCTGAATATCATTGAATGATGGCACGAACGGAAGAATGAAAAATCTGTTGTCCTGTACGAATTCGACATTCTGCCATTCATTCCATGCCGGCCAACGTTTCTTTGCCGTGGCATTCGGACCTTCACCCGCAAAGAACAGCACGTCATTCTTGACCGGCGGCGCACCCCATTGCCCGGCTATGCCATTTGCAAGGCACAAAGCCCAATCGAGAACAATAAAGGATTTATAGCTGCCCGACGCCCCGTACAGCATACCGATGCCATTTGCGGGAATATATCCAGGCAACAGCCATTCGGGATCACGAGCGTTTTCAGCATAGACGGATAGAGCTTGGACCTTGCTGCGTCGATTGCGTTCGGCGACAGGTGCTGTCAGCTCCGGCGTTTCCATGCCGACGAAATGCGAGAAAGCATCCGCGTTGCTCTGAAAACCTTTTACGCCGCCTGCGTCCTCCGCATAATTTGAGGCATTGCGGACAAGCGTCTCCAATTCCCATTCATCGAACGGCGGTTGGCAATGCGGGTTCCAGATTTCCCACAGCATATCAAAGGCCATGCCGGGCGATATGGCCTTGTCGAGGATCGACGCCGCGACCTGAAACGCGAGATTATTTCCGCCCTTGCCTTCGATCGAGATTCGACCCGACTTCACATAGCCTTCAAGCAAATCCTTCGCCCAAGCGATGTTGCGAGGCTGATCATGTTCGGGATTGCGATCGAGGCCTAAGGTGTCTGTCTTTTTTCGCTGGGGAACGATTGCCGCCATGAAATCAGGCAATCGTTCGAGTGTGCCGCCCGGTAATTCAGAATAAGAACCGTCAACCCGTCCAGGACCGGCTTTTGTCTTTGATCCCGGTAATAGAACATAACCTCCCGAGACGATTTTGCCATTGCGTTGTATGCCGCCGCGCGTGTCAATGCCTTCTGCAATCCGGCTGGCAGTGCTAGGGCCTTCCCCTCTGAAATAGACATGCAGTCCTCCTTTTGGGGTGCGAACCTGAAATGCGTTATTGACTGCCGATTTAATTTGCGGATCGCGCTCAAGCAGTTTCGCCCACCAATCAAGGCCGGCCGGATCAATATCGAAAACGAAAAGACCGGACATTCCAGTTGCGACGGCCCAATTGAAATCCGGATTAACGCGATGCCAGCGGGCGAGCTGTTCGGGATCATTGGTGGCCTCATGCCAGCCGTGCTTTGTGGCAGGATCTTTCGTGCCCGGAACGATCGGGAATATCTTAGCACCCTTGAGGATGTCTGGGAGCGTTAGCACTTGCGCTCAACCTGAAACATTGCTAGAGACATCCCCGCCACACTCCCGAACACACCCCGCCGAAACCCCGTCAGCTCCCAAAGCCGGCGGGGTTTTTGCTTGTGCAGTGATGGACCGGAGCGCCACACCCCAAGCCCGCAAGATGGTAAGACCTACCGCAACGCGGCCACGATTGCAATCACGCCCAAAACCGTGACGATTGTGAGCATGAGCCCTTGGCCTTGCGTCATCCTCGATCTCGATTGTTGAGCGGCTTGCCCGTCGCAGCGCCGATAAAGCGCTCCCGATCCATGCGCGGGTTTTCCTCACGCATCTCATCGGCAAAGTGCATCGCAATACGCTCGCGATCCAGCGGGACGACGGACAGTTTGCGAATGATCGAGGCAATGCGGTTAAGCTGCGCGGCATTGAACATGAGGCAATCCTTTCGCGGCTCTTATGCCAACAAACGGTAATATCGCCAAGCACCGCCGCGCGATTGCTTGCGAAACAGGTTCGAATTCTCGAACCCGCCAAGCTCATACCATTCGCGCTTGGTAATGCGTTCCTTGCGAAATTCCTGAGCCATTAACTGTTTGCTCCTTCACTCCAACCGCGCAGCCATTCGCGATAGGATGTTGTCCCTTTTTTATAAGGGTTTTGGTGACGGTCGCGCCCTTGCCGATACATTTGAGCGCCAAGCCTACGAGCGAAAGTTTCATTCATCACGCTTCCTCCACATTCAATGCGTCCAGGCGCTTTGCCAGATCCCGCAATTCCTCGCGAGCGAGCTGCTTGCCGGTTGGCGTCCCTTGGTCGAAGGCCATGATAATCACCTCCATGGCGAATTTCCAATCCGGACCCATGTGATGGCGAGGCGTGACGGTCATTGCGGCCCCTCCCACAGAACAAGCAGCTTGGCCGCATCGAGAATATCGATCGGATTATATTGCTGACGAATGTCACGGGCAGTGATAGCACGATAAAAAACTCGCTTTGCCCAATCGGTGGCACGGACAGCGCGCATGCCACTCATGTTAACATTTTCGTGGAAGTCTTTGGCTTCCTGATAGGACAGAGCGTCGCTCATGCCCCATTCGAAAATATGTTCTGCGTTCGTCATTTTTATCGCTCCATTGAAAGCGTTTCGATTGAGCAACCTTACGCAGCGTAAGGTTACAAGTCAAGCGGTTTTCTGTAAACCGTATGACCTTTTTCGTTCGTCGCGGAATATCCCCACATGACCGGATGCTTGCGGATTTGCAGCAATGCCGGCGCTAGGACGGGATAATTTTGCTGCATGAGATTTTCAGGAACCTCATACAGCAAACGCACGGCGAGATAGGCGTGGAATTGTCCTCGCTCATAATCCGCTGCATGCGCATCGATATGGCGAACGATCCATGTCGCCAGCGAGCGAATGGCTTCTTTTTCCTTGATCGCAGCGCCAGGGATGTCAGCGGCAATCGACCACGGACATGCCTCGCCCTTCACGTCGCCCAAAGCTTCCACAGCGATTTCGGCGCGCGTTTTTGCACGTGCATCGCCGACTTGTTCGAGCATTGCAGGATAGCGGTACAGCGTGACGAGCTGATAAGCTGTCAACGGATTGCCGCGACGAAGCGCTGCGCGAATGCGAGACAGCTCAGGATGCGCCGACGACTTGCTGACTTTCAGCACGCCAAGCTTTTCCAACTTACGCAGCGATCGGATGCCAATGCCGCTGGCGTCGTGAATTTCGTGGATGTCCATATTATTTTCTCCACTGCAAAACGAGTAAAGCAATTTCGATGACGGTTTTAGCGTCATTGCGCGATGGTCTAAACTCGTTTTCATATTTGAACGCGCTTTTTGCCCACTGAAAAGCCCAATCGGCAATTTCAGCGTTCATGCGCTCTTGCCCACGTTGCCAACGATCATCGATCGTTATTTCCGTGAGTTTCTTAAACATTGTGTCACTGTTAAGCGCTGCATTGAATATGGTTTTTGCTTTTTGAGAAGGCATCTCAAATTTCTCCATTGATTTGTGAAGGGGCTCGATCGCACGCAAGCCCGATCAGAAATCAGCAAGCGCAACGGCCTCGCCAATTCAGCTCCAATTTACCGATTGTCGAGAATGCTGCAATATGTGATCCGTCGCCATGTTGCAGCAAATAAGGACGCAGTGAAGCTTGCGGCCATCCGCGAACATATTTCGTCGGCTTGAATTCCATATTATATCCGCTGGCGCGAATGGCTTTTTGCAGCGCGTCGAATTGCCTTTGGTCGAGAATTTTTGGCGCATCGTACATTGTCAATTCCCTTCCGTGATATCGTTGAGCGTGCCGAGCAACAGGAAGCCGCCGACCAGGGCGACAGCGCCCCAAAAGCCGCCGAAATACCATCCAACGGCGCCGATGAGAATTAGCAGCAGGATCATTGCTCAAGCCTCCGCTATTTCTGCGTAACCGCAATGCGTCCAAAGATAATGCAACACTTCATCGTCAGACCAATCGAGATGCGCTCGCTCGCAATTTTCTTTGTCCGTATCGAAAGCAATGGCGTCATCACCTTGGACAAAAGCTTCCGCATTCTCCGCCTCGCCGAGACGCACGAACAAATAGGCAAGCCCATTTCCGTGCGACGTGAGGCGATAGCGCGGCCCGTCATGCATCACAAAAACTTTCATTTCGCAGCACTCACATAATAGGAAAAGCCAAAGCGGCCAAGCTTGACGAATGTCAGGCCGCCGACACGCTTGCGGGAAATCTCGCCGCGCTCGATCATTTCGAGGATGCCCAAGCCCGGCACCATGATCAGCGCATAGACCGTGATAAAAACGAGGATGTCCATGTCAAGCCTCCCGATCAATCAGTAGCGAGCAAACGCCATGCTGCGCAGCGATGGTTGCGGCGAATGCGACAGCCTCATGAAATTCTTTGATCCACCATCCACGATAGCTGCCAGCTTTTTCCTCGACATTCCAGCAATGTGAAACGGCGCACCGGTTGAGATATATAAAACTATCAGGGAAGATCGTGACCATGATATTTCGCTCCATTGAAAGCGGTTGACTTATTGTCGAGCTGGCATCGCACGCCAGCGCAACAGAAATCAACGTGCCATGCGATCCGTTTTATCATCGGCGGAAAGCTTTGCGTAGATATCAGAAACCTGCATTGCAACGTGACGAGATGCCACAATCTTGCGAGCTTCAAGCGAGGAATTAGCTTCCACGTCGAGCGCCAAGCAATGCGGCGCACGTCCAGCAGGAAGATACACATTATATTTTGCCATTTCGTTCGCTCCATCGAAAGCGTTGCTGTGGAAGTATGCATATCTCCACAGTTTCACATTGTCAACAGGAAAAATTGCGTCGCTTAAAAATGACGTAAATGCGAGCTTCTGTGGAGATTTGAAAAAGTCCACAGGTCCATGGGACTGCTGATTAGGGGTAAGACATGCGCGGGCGCGTATTAGCTGAACGCCTAGCTGCGCTTCGTCGCTCCTGCGCTCGCTGTGCGCTCGCGTCCCGCTCCTGCGCTTGCCTAACCATCCCGACGCACTCTTTAAAGACTGACAAAAATATTTGAACGCTCTTTTATTTTTACCGATTTTTCACTATCCTGCGCTACCAGGGAATGTGTCGGTGGCCTTTCAACATCCACCCGCGCCCCGAAACACCATTCAAACCCATCAAAATTCCTGGAAAGCCTTTTAAATGCGCGAAATCATCCTCCCCGCCCGTCGACGCGATCAGAAATCCCTGGATTGGTCTCGATCCTTCTGGTCCGCCAAGCGCCAGGACGAAAAAGAATTGCTGGAACGCGTGGAAAAAGGCTTGACGGTCGATCCGATTTTCCTTTAAGAGATATCTCAACAGGTGACGGACCTTGGACGGTCAAATGCATCTGCCGTTACGTTAAGTATTGAGATATTTTCGCGGAATAGAAAACCTTAAAAAATAAAAAGCATGGTCCGGTACCTTTTAGGATCTCAGCAGGACCCGGGGCATGGTTCTTTTCGGACAGGCGAGGCCGGGCCTCCGGCACACGCTTTATAATTCCCAAATTTCTACAGACCTACCCTAACGTCAAGTCCGAGGAAGCTTTGACAGCAATCCCGATCCATGATAGCCACCTGCCAATGTTTAGATGGCACAGAGAACCCAAAGGCTCCGCACTCGGACAACGCATCCTGAGGGATTTGCGCTGGGAACATCGCCTTCGCCTGATTTGGAGGACCCGACCATGACGATCCATGAGAGCGAATTCGAAATCGACGGGACCGTCTATAAGATCGAATGGGAAATGGACGGAAGCATTCCCATCTGGAACATCGAAGGCGATGACGCATGCGGCGGCCCCAACCTTTCGAAGGACATCCGCGATAAAATCGACGCCGCTGTCTTCTGTTACATGGAAGATTATTTTTCGGAGGATTATTGAAATGAAAAAACCGAAACCCGCACGACGCTCGAACGTCACCTCTGCTGTCTACGATCCCGATAAACGAAACCTCGACATCACTTTCCACAACGGCCGAACCTATCGCTATCACGACGTTCCCGAAAAACACGGCAACGGGATCATCGCCGCCGAAAGCCAGGGCTCCTATCTCCACCAGCATATCGCCAAGCATTACGACTTTTCCGAGCTGCCGAAAGATTAGCACGTCCCATTATGGGCCTGCGGCGCTCGACATCCACTTTGCCGGCTTGTCGGGTGGCCTCTAAATCGGTAAAGTGATGTTGCAGGCCAAGATAGCGGTAATGTCCTTGTACCCGCCAGCTATGCAGCGGAAGGAAGCCTGCAAATTCCTTCAACCTAGGAGATAGCGGGATGAGCCATTTCATTGAACATGCAGAACGGGAGCTTGCGCTATACGGTTCGGAAGGCCTTTATGGCGAGGACACCGGCAAAGCCGTGATGGAGCTAGTCCGTATTTTCGACGGGCAGCACCATTCAGGCGGTTCCGCCATGGTCGTCAGCCAAATTTTTATGAAGTTGGCAGGTTATGGAATTCTCACTCCGATTACGGACGAACCGGATCAATGGGTCGATCATGGCGCCGGTATGTTTCAGCACAAACGACTAAGCTCTGTGTTCAAAGACCATTCGGGTGTTTACGATATTGACGGAATAATTTTCCGCGAACCGGATGGCGCAACCTACACCAGCAAGGATAGCCGTGTTCCTGTGGAATTTCCTTACACTCAGGTTCGAAAAATTGTTGACGTAGACGAAGGAGGAAAACCTGTGAAAAACGAAATCCATCCCGCGCCCGGTGAATTCACGCCGGCTGAAATCGCGCAGGACAATATCCTGCATTTTTTCCATTACTCGCATCTGCCTCCGACGCTGCAGGCCACGTCCTCCCGGTTCTGCGGCATGGCCCGCTTCATCGTCGACACCCTGCCGCGAAATCCGGAACGCACGGTCGCTCTACGCAAGCTGCTGGAAGCGAAGGACGCGGCAGTCCGAGCCAACGTCGGGCCGAAAATCCGGCGAGACGATCACGGCACTCCGATCGAACATGAAATCGGTGAAGTGCATTCGCCGCGCAACGACCCCGACAAGCCCTTGACTTTCGACGACTGATCGACAATAATTGAAAAAGCAGAGTTGGTCCGCACTGCGCGCATTGGCGGAACCCTGGAAACCCCGTGATCGTTTAGGCGGTCGCGGGGTTTTTCTATGGAGCGACGATCATGAAACCCACCAAGGACGAAGGCGGCGTGAAGGACGACGAGAAAACCAAGATCCTCGGCGCCCGCGACAACGACGCGAAGGGTCAGGCCAAGGTCAACGCTGCCGCCGGCTCGAACCCCGTCGACGGACAAAAGCAGATCCCGGCCGAAGACGTCGAAGAGCATCCCGACGTCAAGGGTTGACGCTGGTGGCCTCCTGAGCTAATCGGGAATTCCTCCCAAGGGGAAAAGCAGGGAAGGCTCGTTGTTCCGCGCTGGGACAGCGGGCCTTTCTTTTTGTCTTGCGCTGTTGATTGCTTTGATACAGGATTGGCGCATGAGCTACTTAGAAGCCAAAAGGAAAGACGATGACGCGGCTAGAGCTGTTGCGGAAGAAATTGACCGCGTCTTCGGGAAAACCGGGCCTCGCCGTCCGGTGCCGGGAAATCCGCAAGGAAATCGCCAGACTGGAACAGCGCCCGATATCCGATGAGGAATTGGATAAAGCCGGCGAAGGGGACAAGGCATGAGCAATCGCCTGTCCAGCACCCGCAAGACTTTCGCTTCATTGGGCGATGACACGACCCTTACCCGGTTTGTCAAAAACAAGTCCACGGACAGCCCGAAGCACCCACGAAAATTCCAGCCCCGACTGGATGGCATCGGCGTGCCGGCGTTCGTCGCTCAAGGCCGCACCAAATTCCCCTCCCGCGTCCTGGCGGTATCCGATCAGCGATCCGTCCTCCTGACATCTGGTCATTCAAACGTGAAGATCGGCCGCGACGTCCGCTTCAAGGGCCTTCACCGGGGATACTGGATTTACTATCTCTCGCTGGAAGAGCGTAAAACCTGCCCGTCATCATGCGCGAATTGGCAATCGTGCTACGGCAATAATATGCCTTTCGCTAAACGCGTCAAGCACGACGATCCCGAATTCCTGCCGACGCTGGAAAAGCAGATTGATCTATTGTGTCAAAAGAAATACGGCGTGTTGCTTCGACTTCATCAATTGGGCGATTTCTATTCCAGCCAATACGTGCACTTCTGGCGCAAGATGCTCGATCGCCATCCGAACCTCGCCGTCTACGGCTATACAGCCCACGCACCGGACAGCACGATTGGCAACGTCGTAAACTGGATGAACGAAGTCTATGCGAAACGCTGGCTGATCCGCTTCTCGAATTTCGACGGCAAGCAGCTCTGCGCCATCACGATCGCCAGCGAGGACGCCAAGCCGGCAGGCAGCTTCATTTGTCCCGAACAAACTGGTAAGACACAATGCTGCGCCACATGCGGGGCGTGCTGGGCGACGACAAAGAACGTCGCGTTTTTGGAGCATTGATCATGGCGAAGCCTGGTAATTTCCTTGGAAGCCGCAATATGCCCAAGCCGGGCAAGATCACGGGCGGCGTCCCTGGCGATGCGACGCACGTGCGATCCCTGCTCGCGAGCGGCCAGAAGGTTGCAGGCGCCAAGATCCAGGCCGCCGCCGACAGTCCTCACGTCATGCCCACCAAGCATCCCGCCGCGACGACCACGCGAACGGTGAAAACCACGGAAGGATTTTGACCATGGCGAAGCTGACGACATCCGGCCGCAAGGGCCTCTCCAAATCGACGTTCGGGCTTCCTGGCGAGCGGAAATATCCCATGCCGGATAAAAGTCACGCCGCCAATGCGAAAGCGCGAGCGACGCAACAGGTCAAGGCCGGAAATCTTTCTCCGTCCTCAAAAGCCAAGATCGACGCCAAGGCCGACCGCATCCTGGGCGGCGGAAAAGGCGGCAAAAAGAAATAACTTCACGGTCAGAAAGCGGGTATTTTTATGTCAAGGCAATGTCCAGATTGCGAATGTTGGCGGCCAGATAGCCAGCGCGTTTGCGACTGTAAAAAATCAATCGAGGAAAAGCCGGGCCTGACTTTGGTCGACCGCCTCGTAGCGCCGGAACCGCAAGGTACGATAGTCAGCAGCATCAGGCCCAAGTCGGACACCGCTGGCGTCGTGCAGCTTCACAAGAGCAAGCCTGCGACGGATATTCCGGAAACGCTGCGCCGCATCGCGGATGAAATCGAGCGCGGAGAAAAGATGGAAGTCGTCACGACGGCTATCGTCATCCTCGGCCACACATACGATAAGCCGACGAAAGATAATCCGGAAGTGGACAGTTTTCATGCCGAGCATGAGATGTTCGGCATCGGCCCGCGCGTCGACCTGTTCACGATCCGTGGCCTCCTGTCTCACGCACTGATACGAATGGGAATGTGATCGATGTCGGACAGCAAGGATTTGGTACCGGTTATCCCGGCTGAAATTGCGTCAAAACTTGCGAAGATTCCCATGATCAGCGCAGAGCAATATCAGCACGTTGGCCGCTATGCCGGTGCCACGGTCATGCACGTTCATGAGACGATTGGCGGGGCAGCACGGTTCGCTGCCTGGGCAGACCATAATCCTACCGATTTCTATACCAAGATCTTTCCCAAGATGATCAGCCGTTCGCAGCATGTCGATATTTCCGGCACGCTGACGATTGACGATGCGATCAACCGGCTTGAGGCGCAGCGCGACGTGCCAGAGGCCGATTTTGCGGAATTTGAGGATATTCCGCCGCAGGAATTTGATTTGTAAGGGAGATAAGCGGGTGAAAATAGAGCATAAGGGCGTGACAATCACGCATAGAGGATCTTGCATAGAAATTTCTGCTACCAACGGACAAAATACTTTTCACGTCCTGATTGAAAAAGCAGATGTTTCAAATCCAGTCGTCATTGACGCAGCAATCGATACGATGCTGAATGCGATGACAAATAATTTCAAGCATAGAGCCACGATTGCTCTTGCGAAATTTTTGCAGGAGAAAAAATCATGATCCCGGCGGACGGATGGCTCCCAATGGAGCAAGCGCCGCGCAACGGCGATATCGTGCGTGTGAAATTCCGTGAACACAATAAGCCGGACGGCGTCGTGCGCGTGGCCTATGCGCAATGGGGCTGCGACGACAAGGGCGAAAATTGGGGCTGGCGCAAGCCGCTCACGACCGGCACGACGCAATATGCCGACGCCTGGATGCCAAACCAGGATTTCCTTGTTCGAGCGCAGAGCGCAGTTCCTGCCGCAAATATGGAGTTTGACCTATGAGCATTTCCCGTGACCGGAAGGAAGCCGCCAAGCGTATCGGCCTTGAGCTTAAAAAGCGCTATAACGCGATGGTAACGGCCGGCAACGATCCAGAGGAAATCACGCTTCGCTCGATCGAGCTTGGCGCGCTGTTCAATGACAATATCGAATTCATCATTTGGGCGCTTTGCACGTTCGGAGGGCTCACACCGCCGCCGCCGGAGAAAAAGACCAACACGGCGCCCGCGATCCCGAATTTCGAGACGGATATTCAGGAAACGTCGAAGCTCCCCGAACTGCCGAATGCGCTGACAGGCTTCAATCTGGAGGCGAAGCCTGCGACGGCCGGCACATGCATCTGCGATGACGCCAACGACGCGAATTTCGCCGGCCACATGGCGTCTTGCCCTCGCTATCAGCATCTCATTCTTTCCGAATAATTATGCCGAGACGGGAGGGTCGCTATAAACATTTCTTTGCTGACGAAACTGTACGTGTCGGCACAGATGATGCTTCACAGCGAGACGGAGAGCGAGAGGCGCATAAGGCGGCTATGCAATCGTGCAGGAATTACGCGAATGCAGATTTTGATTATGAAATCATTCGCGAAAAAGCACGACGAGGCGTGAACATGACACTTGGGGCAAAATGATGGATTTCAATCTGCAGCAAATCGCCGCTGACTATCAGATATCGGTTGACGAAGTCCGCGCTCGATATCTGGTTTTGACGGCTGCACGCTGGAAATCGGATTTCCGACGTTTTGCCAGGGATGCCGTCCGCATCCGCACCAAGGCCGGCGATCTTGAGCCGCTTATTCTCAACGAAGCACAAACGATCCTGCACAACGCTGCCGAGAAAATGGCACGTGAGGATCTTTGGGTGCGTCTCGCTGGCCTCAAAGGTCGACGGCAGGGATTTTCTACCTACGTCGCTGCACGTGGATACTGGCGGGCAACTTTGTGGGACCGGCAAAACATTTACATTCTCTCCCATGAGATGGATGCGTCGGGCAAGCTGTTCGACATGACGGCGCTCATGCAGGAAAAGCATCCGTTTCCTCCGCAAGTCGGCACCGACAACGCCAAAGAGCTGGATTTTCCCAAGCGCGGTTCGAGCTACAGCGTGGCGACGGCGGGACAGAAAGCCGGCGGACGCGGCGGCGCTGTCAGCTTCTTTCATGGCTCGGAAGTCGCGTGGTGGACCAATGCGCCCGACCATTTCGCATCGTCTGTGCAGTCCGTCGACGAAGTTAAGGGCGTATGGGGCGTTCTATGGCGCGAGCCTGCGAAGCCTCTGCCATTCGAGAAAGGGATTGGCACGATCGAAGGTTGGGTAAAGCCGCCTTCTGAAATTTGGCTTGAAACAACGTCCGCCGGCCCCGTTGGCGAATTCTATAAGCGCTATAACGACGCCATGAAGGGGATCGGCCGCTATCGCGCCGTGTTCGTGCCATGGACCGTACAGAAAGAATATTATGAGGGCGGCGATTTCGTGCCGTTTCAGGAAGCCGAAGAGGAAGGCGAACTTTCCGAAGCCGAATATCAGGAATTGCACGGACTTTCGAATGGTCAAATGCTTTGGCGTCGAGCAAAGATCCATGAACTTGGCTCTGTCAGCATGTTCCGCCAAGAATATCCAATCGACGTCACCGAAGCTTTTGCGGCGGCCGATATCGAGGGCGTGTATATCAAGCCGGCGATCGTCCTGCGCGCCAGGAAGCGCAAGATGGACGAGCCTGACGCACCTCTGATCATCGGCGTCGATCCGGCAGGCGCCGGCGGCGACCGCTTTTCCGTGGCCTTCCGTCGTGGAGACATGATTACGAAGGTAAAGTACAGGCTCAAGCTTGAGCATGACGAAGCAGTCGCCTATTTGGCCGGCATAATCGATGAATACAATCCCGATCTCATGTGTATCGATCGCGGCAATATTGGCGCGAACATTATTTCATCTCTTCGTGCGCTTAGTCCGCATTATCGCGAAGTCATCAAGGGCATTGACTTCGGCGGCACATCGAAATTCAAGCAAGCGCACCCCAAGCGCGCCGGACCATTCAATGTTCGAGCGGAGATTTATCAGAAATTCCGACAATTCATGGTCGACGGCGGCAAGATCCCGGACGATGATGACCTAGCCTCCGATTGCAGCGGTCCGAAAACGAAGTACCGACCGAACAATGACTGGTTGCTTGAAAGCAAGCAGCAGATGAAGGACCGTGGCATTCGTAGCTCTGATCTATCAGACGCTTGTGCACTGACTTTTGCCGTTGAGAAGCATTTCGAGACGTGGAATAAGGCCCGCAAGCCAACGAGTTGGGGCCAGGGTTCATCGCCTGAAATGGTTCGCGTGCATTCGCCCGGTATCGGTGATAATGACGGGTTTTGGGAAGTGAACGTGAGCGGCAGCGACACGGGCTGGATGGCGTAATTTAAGGGGTGCGAGATGGCCGGTTTTCGGGACACGATGGCGCTGGATTATGAAGCCAAGAAAAAGGTGACGAAAGTCCCTTCTGGTTTCGACAGTATCCAGGATTTTCTGCAGGACATGCGGCAGAAATATGAATGGGGTTACAGTTTCAACGAGCATAATATCGTTGCCGGCCGCGATGACGCGAAATTCGTCGTCGGCAAGCAATGGGACCCGGTTGTCGAGCAAGCCCGCAAAAACCAGCGCAAGCCGACATTGACCTTCAACCGACTGGTGGCCTTCCTGGCGCAGATTGTCGGCAACCGTCTTATGAATGAGACGGAAATTCGCGTGCTTCCCAACAAGGGCGGCACCAAGGCCATCGCGAATATCCGCGAAGGTATCATCCGCATGATTTTTCAGCACTCGAACGCGAATTTTGCGCGTGACGAGGCTTACAAATATCAGGTGATCGGCGGACAGGGCGCGTACACGCTCAATATCGACTACACGAATGATGACGTATTCGAGCAGGATATCACCCTGTCAGCGATTACGGACCCCTATGCCGCCGTGTTTGATCCGCTCGGCATCGAGCCTTCTGGCAAGGATTGCCAGTGGGGTTTTGTCGGCGACGATATTCCGCAGCAGGAATATAAGCATCGCTATCCGTGGGCTTCGGAAACGAGCTTCATGGATACCCGGACATGGAACCAATCCGGCTTTTGGTTGAGCGACGACACGGTACGTATCGTGCGCTATTGGCGCATGGTGACGGAAGGCTACAAGACGCTGTGCCTTTATCAGGACGGCAGTGTCCACGACGTCTCCGACATGGAAGAATATGAATATGCGCCGTTCGCGGAAACGCGCAGCGATGGCTCTTTCTACACGCGCGACGTTCCGAACCGCTTTGCCCGGCTTTACGTCTGCTCAGGCGCGGAAATTCTTGAAGGGCCTTTCGATTATCCGATTTCCTCGATCCCGATTTATCGAGTAGCCGGCTGGGAAGTGAATGACGGCGAGCGCATTCATCGCTGGGGCCTCATCCGCTTCCTGAAAGATCCGCAGCGCCTTCACAATTATTGGCGCTCGACGATCGCCGAACAGCTTGTGGCGGCACCTCGCAACAAATGGGTGACGACGCCCGACGCCGTGAAGGGCCACGAAGCCCGGTGGCGTCGAGCCCCTGTCGACGACAGTCCGTTTCTCTATTACAATGACGGCGAGACACCGCCGACCCATATTCCGCCGCCGGCTCTCGATCAAGCGTTGATTGCCGAAGCCGGTTCGTCGACGCAGGATTTGAAGGATATTTCAAATATCCACGAAGCCGCCTTGGGTGCGCCGTCGAACGAAGTTTCTGGCGTTGCGATCCAAAATCGTCAGATGGTGACGGACGTCGGTACGTATATTTACGAAGATCGGCTCCGCATGGCGGACGAGCGGTGTGCGGAAAATTGCAACGAGCTTATTCCGCATATTTTCGACACGAAGCGCCTGACTGCTGTCATGGGTCGCGACGACGAAGTTATCCAAATCACGATCAATGATCCATCCGACCAGAATTCCGACGTCACAATCGGAAAATATCAGGTTACGGTGACGGTTGGCCCGGCGTCGGCGACTAAGCGCACGCGCGCTCTTGAGGCCATGCTGACGTTTGTCAATGCGGCGCCGGAAACCGCACAAATCGTCATGGATCTCATCGCAGAGGCGCAGGATTGGCCGCAGTCGGTCGAATTCGTCCGGCGCTTCCGCATGATGCTGCCCCCTGGCATTATTCCGCAGGATCAGCTTACGCCCCAAGAATTGGCGATGCAGCAGCAGAAGGCGCAGCAGGACGCAGCTCAGCAGCAGATTGCCGCCGCGAGCGCTCAAGCGGATATCTCGCTCAAGGCGCAGAAGGCCGCCGAAGCCGAGAGCCGCGCGCATCTCTCGATCGCGCAGGCCTACAAGGCGATCATGGATGCGCAGGCCCGGACGGATGACGTCGAAGGCAAGAACCGCGAACGTGGCATCAAAAATGCCATGGGTATCCTCGATCAACACAATAAAGTGATCGATGCCGATCACGAACATGACAAGGATATGGGCCATGCGTTGCCTGTCGCCGAACAGACAGCCATAGCCGATAATGCCCTCAAGGCATCGAATACGGCACTGAATTTCGCAAAGGCGAAGCAAATTCAGGATACTCCGCCGCCTCAACCTCAAGAGCCTGGGAATAGTGAAGGAGATACGGAATGAATATTGGTGATGATCGCAGCGATTTCGAGGCGAATTTCGCGGATATGGCCGGTTCCGGAGACGTCGAGGTTGGCGATACCAACCTTGCGTCGGCGGCCGGCACGGAAGAACAGCCGGAGCCGGCGAAAAAGCCTCTGACGGGCGCAGCCAAGGCGGCTCACGAAGCCAAGCAGGCGCGCGAAGCTGCTGCCAATGCCGACGAACAAGACGGCCAGGACGATGGCAGCGATCAGTCCGACGAAGGCGATGACAACGGCGATCAGAACGAACCGAAGCGCAAGACGCCATCCGATCGCATCAAGGAATTGACGCGTCGGAACCGCGAATATGAGCGGCGTTTCGAGGCGATGGAAGCGCAACTCAATTCGTTGAAAAATCCCTCTGGACAGCAGCCGGAAAAGCAGGATAAATATGCTGCTATCGGTAAGGCGCCCGATCCCAACGATCAGGCGAAATACCCCCTCGGGCATCTCGACGAGAAATACGTCGAAGATGCGATCGACTACCGCGTCAAGAAAGCGGCAATCGATCAAGCCGACGCGGCCCTGCAACGTCAGCAGGAACAGCGCCAGCAGCAAAGTCAAGAGCAGCAGACACAGCGTCTGCAGCAGCAGGTTGTCGACCTGTCCACCAAAGGCGAAGAGCTGTTCGACGATTTCCGAGAAGATGTCGTCGAGACAGGCATGCGAGGCGAATGGGATCTTTCCCAACCGACCTTCGAAGCCTGTGCTGAAGCCGAAAATGGCGCTGAAATTCTCCGTGAGCTTTCGCAGGACAAGAAAGAGGCGACACGCGTTGCCAAGCTTTCTCCCTATCAGCAGGCGCTCTTTGTGAGCAAACGCGATGCGGAATTGTCCGCCGGCCGCAAGGCCCGCACGAAGCCCGGAGCTGGTGCGCCGCCGAAAACCAACACGCGCGGCGCGAATTCCAGCCATCGCATCAACCCGGCTACCGAAAATCTCGATGATTTCGAGAAAGCTTGGAACCAAGCCGGATAATTTCCGCCGCGAGGGATTTCCCCAACCGGCTTTTTGCAAGGAAGGGGAAATCCCATGGGTGCCGTCACAGCCGAACAACAGAAGCTCGTTCTCAACGCCTTCGCAATGGTGCTGCAGAACAATCTCGTTTCCGCCCAAGTCGTTTCGTGGAACGAAATGGACGGCGAGATGGATGACCGCAATGGCCTGCAGGTTCTCGAGCAGGTCACGCCGCGCTTCAACATCACGCGCACCGAACAGGGCGTCAAGGATCTGTCCGGCGGCACGGACGGCCTGGTTTTCGGTTCCGAGCTTTTCGCCGTCACCGGCACTTTCAACGCCAACATGGGCTGGGGCGATTTCGTCAAGATCCAGACGATCGGCGATGCGCGCGAGAGCAAGGCGCTGCTCGGCGCCGCTACGTCGATGGCGGAAAAAATCGACGCCTATATTCTCGCCGCCTGCGTCTATGCCTCGAACAACTGGACCGGTACTCCGGGCAATCCGGTCGTCACCTATGACGATGCGGCAAGCGGCTACACGCGCCTCAAGGAAGAGGGCGTGGACGATAGCGATCTTGCTTACGTCTTCAATTTCTTCGACAAGCAGAAGCTCGGCAGCAACGTGATTTACAATATCACGGGCGGCCAGCCGATGCCGGCCGGCACCTATCGCCGTGGCTTCCAGGGCGAAATCGGCGGCATCAATACGCTGTTCACGCAGCAGCTTCCGGTTCTGACCACGGGTTCGCGTTCGGCGACGGCCGGTACCGTCACCAACGCCAATTCCAACGTCAATTATGCCGCCGTCGCTAAGGCCGGCACCGTCAACGGCCTGCGCCTCACGCAGACGCTCGTCGTCGGCAATCTCGGCGCTAACGCGACCGTGGAGGCCGGCGCGGTTTTCACGATGGCGGGCGTTTTTGCCTATGACCAGCGCAAGCAGGCTCTCGTCAATCCGGCCCGTCTGCAGCAGTTCACCGTCGTCAGCGCGGCGACGGCGGATGGCACGGGCGCGGCAACCTTGACGATTTTCCCGGCCATGATCGTTCCAGGCTCGGGAACCGGCGACAACGTCAATATCAACACTGCGCACGCGACCGTGAACGCCGCTCCGGCGGCCGGCGCGCTCATGACCTTCGTCGGCGCCGCGTCGACTAGCTACGGGCCGCGTCTGATCATCCAGAAGGAAGCCATGGTGGTCAACACCGTGCCGCTCATCCTTCCGGCGTCGGACACGTCCATGCGGCGCAAGCTGTCGAAGATCCCGCTGACGGTGCGCATGTGGCAGCACTCGGACTTCAACACGGGCGTGCATGGCGTCCGGTTCGACGTCGCTCTGAATGTGAACGTCCGCGAGCGCCGTCGCCTGAGCCGCGTCAACGGCGTTTAATTTTTCAGCGAAAGGAAAATTCTATGTTCTGTCCGACTGGACCTTCTGTCTCCGTAACAGCTGGCGCAGCATCTTTGCTGATCGGAAGCGGATTGGACGTGAATAATCGCGTATTGCGAGTTTTTACGAACAAAGTCGGGCAGACGGAATTGACCTTCAATGGTCCTTCTGGCGTGATTGTCGATTTCTTCGTCTATGACGACGCGGAATTTCGTATTCCCGCCGAAGCTACCTCGATCGCGGTTTCCGCGACTGGCGGCGGAATGGGATCGGCGCAGGCAAGTCTGGTCGTCGGACTGGACGCCTAAAGCAGTCAACCGCCAGGACACGGCTCTAATCTCCGGCCGTGGGTTGAAGGGCGCCTCATCCGGTTCACCCGCGCCGGGTGGGGCGCTTTCATTTTCGCAGGAAGGAATTTTCCATGGCCGTAAATCCCAACACGCCGGTTCTTCCGACCCGCGCCACGAACAATGAGCGCGGCTATATTCCGATCGATGTCCAGCGCGCGGACCCGAACGATCCCACACAGACAGGCCAGGAGGCCAAGGCGCTTGCGGTTTTCGTCGCTGGCGTCTTGAATGCTGACGGCACGATTTCTCCGGCAGGCGGAGGCTCGGGCGGTGGCGCGGCGGTGCAGCAGGTTGTCGGCAATGTCGGCAGCGCCATGACGGACAGCGGCAATCCGGTGAAGGTTGGCGGGATTTATAACACTGGCCGTCCTACTCTTGTCTCGGGACAGCGCAGCGACCTTCAATTAGGTCAGCAAGGTTCATTGAATGTTACGTTGCTTGCCCAAGATTCAGCATCAGCTATTACAGCTGAAAACGGTTTTGTAGACGGCGTATCGAATGCGCGTTTGGGTATCGTTGTCGCTTCTTACAATAAAATGTACAATGGAACGACTTGGGATCGCGCCCGTAAGCCAAACGTCAAATCACGCATCACGTCGACCGCAGCCGGAGGGTCTCCGACGAACGTCAAAACGACGGCGGGTGATCTGGTGAAATTTTGGGGTCAGAACGGCGCCGCGATTACATATCTGCAGATTTACGATAAGGCGAGCGCTCCGGTCGTCGGCACCGACACCCCCATCGCAACTTTTCCGATCCCTGCCAATGCAGCTTTTTCGGATAACATTCCCGGCGGTCTCTATCTTGCGAACGGCATTTCTTACGCCTTTACGACCGACGCTGCCGGTACGACAGGCGCTGCAGCCGCCGCTGTAACGGCTTTTGCCGTGTTCGCGGCCTAACAGGAGAAACGATCATGGCCTTGTGGCATTTTCTCAAGGACGGCGCCGGTTTTTCCTGGCAGGAAAATGGCGAAGACGTCAGCAGCTTCGATGACGGGCTTGCTCTCATTCCCGGCGAGGACGGATTTTCGACGACCCTCGCCGATCAGAAGGCGGCAAGCCTCGGTGACGGCGTGACGGCCGAATATACTGGCACGCCCAATTATGCTGCTCGAATCGAGCAGGAGCAGGCGGCTGCCGCAGCCAATGCGGAAATCGACGCTCTGCTCAATCCGCCCGATCCTCTGCAGCAGGCAAAAGACGCCATCAACGCGAAATATGACGCGCTGCTTGCGGCTGCACCGGATCGAGCGGCTGATATCGCCAATCTGCGCCAGGAGGAATTAGCCGGCCTCGGCTGATGAAGCAGGAGATAGAGCGGAAGGGGGCATCCTCGCGGGTGCTGGGGAGCTTTATCGATGGCTTGGCACAGCCCACCAATTACAGGGACCTACACGAACGCGACTTTGCCCGATCCGGCGCAATTCGATAATAAATTTATCGAAGTGACTGACATTCCCGGCGTCGGGCAAGGTCTCATGTGGAGTGACGGCACGGCATGGAAAAGCATTCCGTTTAGTGCGCAGAAAGTTAGGGTTCAAACTGCCGCAGACGGGACGTTGACTTGGGTTTATCCTCTCGCTTATCCGGCAGGATATATTCCGAGAATTTCAGCAATTGCCGAAGCGCCTGCAGGTTCGACGGATGTCATCAATGCTCAGATGGACGGACAGCCGACGAATACGCAGGCGAAGTTTCGAGTAACGCGGACCCAACAAACCGTGGTATCGTTGCTCGGCTTGACGATCCTGGCAGTGCCGGCATCTGTCGGGGCAACGTGGATCCATATTGAAGTATTTGGCTGAAAAGGAGACTGATCATGGAAGACAAGACGCTTGCCGACCCCAAGGCCGACAAGGATTGGCCGGCATGGCGCTACGGCCCGAACGGGCAGAGCGATATTTTCCAGCGCGAGGAAGACGTTCCGGAAGGTTGGGTCGATCATCCCGACAATGTCGGCAAGGAAGCGTTGGAAAAGCCGACGACCAACGAAGCCGGCGAGGAAGTCGACCTTTTCGGCGTGACGTGGAACGCTGACATCAACACGCCCGATCGCGGCAAGACGTCCAAGGGTTTTTGGAAGCTGCTGCCCGGCAAGACGCGCCCGGCGCCGGCCGAAGGCTACGACCTCTAAGCGCCGATCGAAGGGAGAGCTTCCGTGCTGGTATCCGATATCATCGTTCAAGGTTTCCGCGAGAGTAATATTTTTCCTCTCGGAAAAACCCCAACGGATGCGCAAAACACGGAAGCTCTTCTCCTGTACAATGCCAATCTCAACAGTTTTTATGGAACCGACGTCGGCGAACATTTGCAGGATTGGCCGCTTGGCGATTTCGGCCTCGATCCCGAAAATCCTCTGACATCCTATTATCCGCTTTTCGATTATCGTTGCGTGCAAGGGCCGCATATCAATTCACGCCTCATTGCGACCAATACGGCGGCGATGTCTGTCGATTTCCCGTCGCGAGCGCAAGACGGCGCACGCATGGCGATCATCGATCCCTACGGCCGGCTGGCGAGTGTCCCCGTGACGCTCAACGGCAACGGACGGACGATCGAGGGAGCGCCGACGCAGCTCGTCAATACTGACAGTCAGCGCACGACTTGGATGTATCGCGCGGATCTCGGTGACTGGATGAAAATTTCTCAACTCGCCTTGACGGATGAAAATCCGTTTCCGGCGGAATTCGATCAACTCATCTGGTGCCGCTTGGCATTGCGGCTCAATCCGCGCTATGGACGCACGCTTTCCGATGAAACGCGCGAGGCGCTTGCAGTACTCAGCCGCGATTTTAAGGCTCGTTATCTCAATTATCAGCCGCTGGAACGCGACCAGGATATCGCATGGCCGTTCATGAGCCGCCAAGGCTACGATATGGAGCGTGCCTTCACGTCGACGCCGGCTTTCAATCGAGGGGACCCTTTCAGTGGTTGATATTCCTCTCGGGCGTGCCGACTATGATCGCCGCGTAGCCAAGGAAGCCCGCATCCAGACGAGAAATCGTTTTTTCGAGCAGAACCCTGTTCTGACCGGAAATCTGACTGCGCTTATTTCGCGCCCCGGCTTGAAGCGATATCTGTATGTTGGCGACGGCCCTATCCGTGCTGTCTATTCGCAGCCGGGAGATTTTTCCGAAGCGCTTTTCGTCGTAAGCGGCACCGAATGGTATCGCGTCGATGTCGACGGAACCGTGACGCTCCTTATCGGTGGCCTCAACCCGTCAGGGACGCCATCCATGGCGGCGACAGGGACTATTGGTGATGGAGCCAATGCCACGCCTGAATATCTTTTCATGGCGGACGGGCGCGAGCTTTATCTGTACATGGAAAATTCTTACGCGATCGGCACCATATCCGGCACGCCAGCCAACGGCTATACGATCACGCTTGGCACGACACATTATCAGTTCACGAATACGAGCGTTGACGCAGGTACGCCGGACGGCACTGCCGCACATCCTTGGCTTGTTGCCTTGGGCGCGAATGCTGCAGCAGCATGGACGAATTTCGGTAATGCTGTTTCTGCGACAGGTGTAGGCGGAACGGATTATTCGACTGCGCTTGCCGCAAATCCCGACGCACAGAAAATCGCTATCGGAACGACTTCGGTTTCTGTGCGGGCCAATACGGCAGGCATGATCGGCGACATCCCGTCGACCAGCACAGGCGCCAATATCGCCTGGACGAATGCGACCTTGACAGGCGGCGGCACGCCTCAGGTGACGCAGGTCGAGATGCCGAACGACGTTGGCGCAATCTCTGTCGGATATATTGCGTCTTATGTGGTCGTGATCCCGGCACAGGTGACGGATTTCAACGGACGCTTTTATTGGATCGAGCCCGGCGAGACGACAGTAGATCCTCTCGATTTCGCGACGGCGGAGCGTGCGCCCGATCCGGTTTTTGCCGTCGTCGTGTTCGGCGATCAATTCTGGTTGCCGGGCTCGAACACGACAGAAGTGTGGTATTTCACGGGAAATATTGATGCACCTGTACAGCGCCTGCAGGGCGTCGCGTTCGATCGCGGCACATGGGAAGGGACGGCAATTCAGGTCAAGGAAAGTATGATAATCGTCGACAGCGACGGCGGGGTTTTTCAGATTGCCGGAGGCCTTAACAGGATTTCAAATCCGTCGATCGAGGAACGCATTCAAAAAGCCATCGCCTATCAGTCTTTCCGAAACCAGTTTTAGGGGAAATATCATGTCGATCGATTTTTGCGACAATTTTACCGTTTATGGCGGTAACACCGCATTTCTCACGAACGGCATGTATGCGTCCGCCGTCGAGCAGGCAACCGTCGTTTTCGCCCTGAGCGTCGATCCTGACGGCTTGTCGGGTGGCCGAGTGCTGCACTGGCAGAGCCCGACCGATAACGGCGTGAATGTGTTTTGCCGCTGCGTGCTGCCGGCACCTCACGAGAAAGTCGGCATGGCGCTTCGCCAATGGCTTTCGCAACTGCCTTTCAGCGGCGTGAGGCCGGCGCCGATGTCCTGGCGCGATGCGTCCAACAATCGTATCGCCTTCGTCAGCGTTTCGACGACCGGACAGCTCATGTTTACCAACGTCGGCACCAACACGACCTATACGACTGTCGGACCGGTGATTTCGGCAAACGGATGGTGGCATATCGAAGCGATGATCGATATTTCGGACGGTTCTTACGAAGTCCGTGTCGAAGGCTTGCCGGTTCTTTCCGGAACGGGAGAGAATTTCGGTGCCAATCCCGTTGCGCAGACGGCGTTCGAGCAAATCGGCGGCGGAGGCGGCTGGGATGTTTATATCAAGGATTTCGTGCGCTGGAATGGTGACGGGACGCAGAACACCGATTTCCTCGGAACGGTGATCGTCGCCCTTCTCAATCCTGTCGCCGATGTAGCGCTTAACTGGACGCCGACGCCCGGCGGCAGCACAGGCGCGCAGATCCTCTCGAACATTCCGCCGCAGGACGGCGTCCAGTATATCGACGCGCCCAACCCGCCGCCAGCCGCCTATGTCGCCTCGATGTCGGATCTTTCCGCCGACGTCACCAGCGTCAAGGCGATTATGACGATGGTGCGTGCGCAGAAGCTCGACGGCGGGGATGCCAGCTTGCAGACGGGGATTATTTCCTCGCCTCTTGCTGCGCCGGCAACCGTTATGGGTGCGAATCGCCCGATCACGGTTGCGCAAACCTATTGGCACGATATTTTCGAGACGGACCCGAAAACGAATGCCCCGTGGCTTCCGAGCGCTGTGAACGCTGCGAATATGCAAATCAATAGGACGACGTGAAATGGCGGCTTCCGTAGGTATCAATGCGGATCAAGGATTTATCCTTGCGACCGTTCACCAGTCGGCAGAGCATGCGCATGTCGGACAGTTTTTTGCGCTTGCACCGTTCAATGTGCCATCGAAGAATGTAGCCGCAACGCAGGCTGCTTTTTCAATGACGGTGCGCTCGATCCATTCCGTTCGGGCTACGCAAATTTCGCAGTTTGTCGTTTGCAAGGGACGCACGCAGAACCCGAATATACGGGTTTTTACGTTCACGCTGCATGGACATGATTTTTACGTTATTCGTCTCGGCGACACGGAAACGCTGATCTACGACGTTTATTCGCAGCAATGGATTGAATGGACGTCGAAGGATCTTCCGTTCTGGCGCGCCAATACCGGCTGCAATTGGGTAGGCGCGCAGCAGCTCGCTTATCAATATGGATCGGACGTTGTCGTTGGCGATGACGTATGGGGCCTTTTGTATTTCCTCAATCCGGAACAGCCTTTCGACGATAGCCCTGACTATCTGAATGCAGCGCAACAGCTGGATTTCGAACGGATTGTTATGGGTCAGGTTCTGGCAAACGGTCGCGAGGCATTTCCCTGCTATGTCCTGTTTCTGAGTGGCGATAATTACGGATTTTCCGCGAATGATTTTACGCCTTTCGTTCGCCTCGATTATTCGGACGATCAAGGCCAGACGTTCGATAGTGCCGATACGATCACTGCTCAGCCGGACACTCACGATTTCGACTATCGCTGGTATTCGCTGGGGCAGATTACCAATCCAGGCAGGCTATTCCGGATTGTCGATAATGGAATTCTGACCCGCATTGATAGTTTGCAGATGAACGATGAGTGACGATCGCTCCAACATATCGCCGCTGCCGAGTAATCAGCGGATTGTCAATCCTGACGGCACGCCGACGCTGTTTATGATGCGTTGGGCGCAAGAGCGCTCGATTGATATCAGCGCCGGTATTACAACAGCACAAGCGCAGCAGCTTATTGATGATTGGGCAGCGCAACGCAATATCAATACAGACGCCGGAGAGCTGACAGGCGGCGGAAATTTTTCATCCGACTTGACTATTGGCCTTGCGGATAGCGGCGTTGTTCCGGGAAGTTACACTAACGCGGATATTACCGTTGACGAGTTTGGTCGCGTGACTGTCGCGGCGAATGGCTCCGGTGGCGGAGGCGGCGCGCCCTGGTGGCTGCAACCTCCGACTGCCGCAAGTCTGACACTGGAAAGCGGCGTCGCCACGCAGCTTGGGCTTGTTGATGACACAGATGCGGGTTTGCTGATCGATGGCGGTGCGGCATCGGGCAGCGATAATATTCGCGGAGCATATCGTACGCTTACAACACCAACAGGCGATTGGGATTTCAAGGTAAAGCTTGATGTCCTCTTGACAACGGCCAATTTCTCTTATTTCGGCCTATACATTCATGACGGTATTGGCGGCCGTATTGTCACCTTTAAACAAGACAATACTCAAGCCGTAACAAACGATCGATTTAATTCACTGAATAGTTTTTCCGGCGGTGCAACAGTCGGGTTCCAGTTATTTAATCGAACCGTTCATTGGTTCCGACTTGTGAAAACTGGACCGACGATATTCTACTATCTCAGTGCAGACGGTAAGCAATGGGCGCTGTTCGGCTCTGAATCGATTACTGCGTTTCTTGCAAATCCGCCAAACAGGGTTGGTATATTTTTCGGCTATAATCGTTCCGGCACGCCTAATCTTGTAGGGTCATGCCCTTATTTTTCGCTGACTGGAACAGCCGTATAAGTCTTGACATGTCCATGGGATTTCCCATAGACCTTCGCCTAGCTCCCGCCGCCTTCGTGCGCCGATCCTATAGCCCCGCCGGGAATGCAGGGCATCCAGGGTTCAAAGGCCATGCAGGGGCGGGATTTCATCATTTCAGCAATCGACAATAGTCCGCTCAATCGCGGCATGTCAGGCGCTGCCATTCTCGCCGATCCGGAAAATCACGTCATTGTCGACGGCGAGGATATTTCGCTGTTCGTCGGTGACGGCGGAACGGCGTATGAAGTCCATTTTCTCTACAAGTCGAGAGGCCGGCGAGCCGTTGAGGCGTCGCGCGCGGCTTTCGCTGCGATGTTCAAGGATCGCATGGCCGATTTGATTTTCGGCCTCACCCCCGTTCATCTCCGCCACGCCCGCATGCATGCCCGTCTTGTCGGCGGCCGGAGCGGCGGCATCCGATCAACAGAGCATGGCGATTGCGAATTGTTCGTCATGTCCCGTGAAATGTGGGAAGGTAAAATCCAATGAGCTTTCTGTCCCCAAAGCCTGCAAAGTCCACCTCGACGTCAGGTAACGTCAACAATGCACTGATCACGTCGGATTACGGCGGGCAGGTAGGACAGGGAACCGGAGCGAATAATATCCTGTCGTCGCTCCTGACGGGCTCGGGAAATACGGGCGCGGCGAATGATGCCTATAGCAATTATCTGCAGAGGGCCGGCTATGCAGGCGCCATGAAACAGTTGTCGCAGAACCTGACGGGCCAAGGGGCGGCATCCGGGCTGCTCAATTCCGGCTCGACGACCAAGGCACTCGGAAATTACGGGACGCAGCTCAACAGCCAATATTACAACAATTACCTGCAGCAGCTTTCCGGCTTGTCTGGCCTCGGGTTGCAGGCTGGTGGCCTTATCGCCAATACCGGCAATACGTCGTCCAGCACCAGCACGGGAGGTTCTCCCAGCACGCTCGGCTCGATCGCGTCGACAGTCGGCGGCATTGCGTCAATTTTCTCGGATCGTCGCTTGAAGACGGCAATTCGCAAAATCGGAGAATTCTCCGATGGCCTTGGAAAATATTCGTTCCGCTACAAGGCGGGCGGCCCTCGCTATACCGGTGTGATGGCTGACGAAGTCGAGAAGCTGCGTCCGTGGGCTCTTGGCCCGACCGTCAACGGCTACGCGACTGTCAATTACGGAGCGCTGTAAGATGGCTAGCAGCTTCGATCAGCTTTTTCCGTCGCTCACCAATCCGGGAAATCTCGGCGCAGCGCCTTATGATCCGACGCAAGGCAACTATTCGCTCGGCATGCCACAACAGCAGAACACGACCAACGTGCTGCAGACGCTTGGCGCCGATATGGGCAATATGCAGCCTTCATCCGCCGTTCCTGCCCCCGATGCCAGTCCAGGCAATTATCTGCAGCCGCAGCAGCTTCCCGACGAAAGTGCGCCCGGCGGCAATATGCCTCGCAAGCGTATGTCGCTTGTCGATACGATTGGCCGTATTTCGGATGTCCTGGCGAATGTCGGAGGCGCTCCGGCACAATACCAGCCTTATCTGGACCAGCGCGTAGCTACTGCGCAAAATCAGCAGGCTAACGCGCTCGACAATCAGGCAAAGCAAGCGGATATCCGCCAAACAGGTGTCGCGACCAATGTCGCTCAAAACGGCATCGTCGGGCAATTCGCCAATGGCGTAAAGGCGGCAATCGCTGGGGGCGCCGATCCGCATCAGGCAATCGCGGCGACCGCGCAGGCCTTGAATGTGCCGCCGAATATCGCCGCCTTGTTCGGTTCGCAATACGATAAAAATCCGGCAATTCTGGATGCCTTTTCGGCCACAGACCCGAACAAGGAAATTTACGGGACGCAGCCGATTTGGTTTACCGATCCGGCAACCGGGAAGCAGGTTCTCGGGCAGGTTTCCAACAAGGGAAATTTCAAGCAGGTCGATAGCGGTGGCCTCGCGCCGGCTGACACGATCAAGACGGACAATTACGGCAACGTGCTTGTTACGCGGGGCGTTCACAGTGCGCAGCCGATTACCAGCCGCGTCATTCAGGGCAAACTCGGCACCGACGAAGTTGCGACCGGAACAGACGCCAACGGCACGCCAACGAAGGTTGCGGCGCTTCCCGGATCGGCAGGCGCGCTCAATCAGCAAAAAGTTCAGACCGAAATTGATAAAAATAAAGCTCAAACTGATGCTCTCGCCGCGAAAGCGGCGGGAAAAGGTCCGCAAGCTGCTAGCGCTCAAGCTGCGTTGTCGACGTTAGGGAATATTGAGCAAAGCTTTGACCGCCTGCATCATATGAATGCTTTGGCGGGAGAAGACGGTCTTGGGCTTGGCAGAACTGTGCTTGGTCAGACAATTGGCGCGCATTTCGGCAATGCCGCTGCGCAAGAACGTGTGCTGCTCGAAAAAAATCTTGGTACGTTGCAGTCGGATTTGCTTTCGAGTTTGCCCGGTGCTGCGACACGCACCCGTTTCGAGCAGGAAATCCAGCGTAAACGTCTGCCCGACCCTATGACGATGACCTATGATACTGCGAAGCAGGCTATTCAGCAATATCGGGATGCCTATAACGTTGCACTGCAATCGGGAGAAAAGCCGCAGGCCGTGCCAGGGCAAGCTGCATCGCGCACGATCAAGGCGCCGGCCGGGGCAGGCCGAAAAGCCTCGCAGCCATCCGTTTCGAATTGGTGAGGTGGAAAAATGCCGCGCAATGTCACGCTCACTTTCGCTGACGGCACGACGCACGTCTATAACAATGTTCCCGACAATGCCACGCCGGGGACAGTTATTGCGCGTGCCAACAAGGATTTTCCGGGTCAGAGCATTCGCAATATCGACGGCGGCCGGACAGGCGTTCCGACGCAGACGCGGCAGCAAGGCGTACAGAATGCCGCCAAGGCTGCAGTCGCGGCGAAAGCCCCGGCGTCCGGTGGCGGTTTCTTCGATGGCCTCAAGGATTTTGCAGCGTCGGCGGAAGCCGGCGCCAGCAAGGCGCTCTACGGTATTCCCGATCGCGTGAAAGCGGCCCTGGATTATTATGGGCCGAAAGTTGGTGTCACGCCTGAAATGGCGCGCCAAGGCTATGGCACCGAACAGTTCGGAAAAGGTTCGAGCTACCAAGATCAGCTTGCCCGTGAGCGTGCTGCAACCGACGCACAGGCCGGCCGGAGCGTATCGGGAAATGTCCTCGGCACGATCGCGTCTTCCGTGGCGTCGGGAAATGCCGAAGCGGCCGGTTTGCGTGCTGCAGGAACGCGTCTCGCTGCATCTGGCAGCAAGATTATCCGAGGAACCGGCAACGTCCTGCAGGCGCTCACCGATTTTAAGCGCGGACAAGCAGTCAAGAATGTCGGGCGTGCTGCCGTTGTCGGCGGCGCTACAGGTGCAGCTCAGGCCGCAGGGCAGGGCGAAAGCCCGACTGTCGGGGCCGTGACGGGCGCAGTCGCGGGCGGAGGCCTGCAGGGGCTCGGAACCGCCGCCAAGAAATTCATTGCGCAGCCTGCCGCCGATATCCTTGGCCTCACCAACGCCGGAAGCTATCTTAAGCGCTTTACGAAGGCCACGGTAGGCGACATGCAAGCTCGCCTGGACACTTTTCGCCAGCAGACGGGCGCGGAGCCGACATTGTTCGAGCTGCTGCCGCTTGCCGATCGTAACAAGCTGATCCAGAATACAGTTGCCGGCCGAGACCCGATCGTCGATCAAGTCTCGAACGCGATCAAAGCGCGCGGAGCTAATGTCGGGCCTGAAATGCAGGATGTCGTCAACGCTGCAACAGGTCCGCAAAAGATTTTGACGCAACGTCAGATGGTGCGGGATCTTGCCAATGCGCGTGGTGGAGCAAATGCTCAGCATGTGGGCGCTCCTGGCGACGCTGCCTTGGCCTACCGTGCCTCGAACAGTCCGACCGATATGCAGACGTTCCGTCGCACCGAAGCGAATTTGATCATGGCTCCGCACGACAATGCGCCCGTGGTTGATAATCTCGACGATCTTTTGCCGCAGCACCCTGTCGCCAATACCTCACCAGCCCGACAGGTTCCTGTCACCAATCCGGAAACCGGACAGCCTTTGCTCGACCAGAATAATCAGCCTGTCATGAGGACAATTCCGGGTCAGACGACATATTCGATGACCGAAAGTGATCCGGAAGTTTCGGCTGCTATTCGTTCGGTGAGCGGCTCGCTGCGTCGGCGCCTGCAGGACGGCCAGCCGATTACCGTGCAGGACGTGACGAATATGATTTCCGACCTAGGCGACGATGCTGCGAAAGGCGGCATTGACGGACGGAACGCGGCCAATGCCATCGATCATTTGACGGGCGTTTTGCAGCAGAATGTGCCGGACGCGGCCGATGCGGCTGCCCGGATGCGGGATGCTTTCGCGTCTCGATCGAGGATGATCGAAGGCATGCAGGCCGGCAACAAAGGCACACTGCGCGATGACATTCAGGTAGGCACAAATCAGCGCCAAGGGCAGCTTGTCCGCAATGCGTTCGACAGTGAGGAAGGCGTTGCCGGCCGTCAGGTAGGTCAGGCAAATGCATTGGGTTCGGATTTTTCCACGACGCCCACTAAAGCGCTTGCCACTACGATCGATATTGCGCGCGGCGGACAGCCTGCCCTTGCTGAAAATCTCGGACAAAATGCAGCCGACCAGATTTCTCAGGCGGCCGGCGCACAAGCCAATAGCGCGGAAGCCTTGTCGTCGGCTATGCGCTCAGCGCAGAGCAGCCAAGGGAACGCGCTTTCTCCGGAGGATCTTGCCGGTGGCCTCCTGGCCTTGAGCCCACACACCTTTGCGACGACGAAGGCGAAATTTCTCAAGAATATTGCGCAGGCAACAATTCTTCCGGAAGCCAAGGCACGTCAACTCGCGGATATGCTTTTTTCGCAAGATCCCCGCCAGACGCAGCTTGCCGTCAATCTGCTCAATCGTACTGACCAGGGCAAAGGGCTTTTGCAGTCGCTCAATGTCGGCAATATTCTGGCGCCGCAGGTTGCTCCGGCAGCGACGCCTCAACAGGATGATTCGCAACAGGCGCCAGCACCGGCTCAAACGCCCGGAATTCCGCCGCAAATGGTTGATACTCAACAGGCGCCAGCACCGGCTCAAACGCCTCAGGAAATCCAGCCCGCGAGCGGCTACACGCTCATGTCGCAGCCGGGTGCCGTCGATCCGTCACAGTCGCAGTATATGCCCGCTCTGCAGCATATTTACGACAACGACGATCCTCAGTTTCTGGATTTCGTCAACAAGCATCAACAGCAGGAAAGCGGCGGAAAACAATTCGACAAAAACGGCAAGCCTCTGACGTCGAAAGCCGGCGCGATCGGGATCATGCAAATGACGCCGGACACCGCGAAGGAAGCAGCGGCGCGCGCTGGCGTCCCTTACGACCCAATTGCCCTGCAATATGACCCGGCATATAATAAGCTGCTCGGGACCGTGCATGTCGCCCATCTGCTCAATCGATATGGTGGCGATACGCAAAAGGCCGCAGCGGCGTATAATGCCGGCGAAGGTGCCGTGAATCGGGCGCTCGACGCCAACGGAAATCTTGTTATGAGTGCGCTACCGGCTGAAACGCAGGGCTATGTCCCGAACGTGGCCGGATAAGAAAGGATTTGAAATGAATTTTTGCGCACTGATCGCCGCAGCTATTCAGCAGGCGCCAACGCCGGAAATTGCTGCATCCCTGCAGGAGATCCACGACACAGCCTGTCCGAAGAGCGGCACTGTCGAGCCACAGTCTGGTGGCGGTGGTGGAGATAAGCCGCCGACGACCGGCACGCCGGGAGGCCACTAAGAAATGATGCCGGCTTGGACAGCCTTTATAGCTTGCGCTGTTGTGCTGTTTTTTGCGGCACGCGACGTTGTTGATGAACGTAGGCGCGTATTGCCTTCATCAATAGCTCTTGCGTTGAATTGGATTTGGTTCCAATCTGCGTTTTGGGGGCAGTTCAAGCCGGCACAACTCATATTCGACTTGTTTCAAGTGCAGGTCGATCCGATCGAGCTTTGGGGTGCGGGAGACGCTATTACAGCGATCTACGTATTTACAAAAGCCCATGATCGTATGTGGGGTATCAGTCTTGTCATTCTCTATATCGTACAAATCGTCCTGCATGCGACTTATGAAGTAGGGATTTTCGACTATCCTCTCTATAGCGGATGGTTAGACGCTACCTTTATAGTCGAAGTTGCGTGCTTATTCGCTGGGAGTAACGGGTGTGGACAGGCATCCAATATTATTCGCTGCCTGTCTTATCGCCTTAGTTTTGGCGGGGTGCTGCGCGTGGACGATGCTCATCAATCGCCTTGCGCAGTGGACAGCCCGCGATGAACATCCTTCTGGACTTGATCAAGCTTGTTCCTTTTGTGGCCGTAACGAATGCGATCACTTGGGGCAGCGCGGCCTATCGCTATCGGGTCAGTCAGAAAGAGAAGCAGGCCGATAAGCACGATCGCCTTGAAATTCACCGCGACGAATTGACGTTCGAGCTGCTGCAAAGCGCTCGCGCCGAGATGGCCGTTCTTCGCAGCGAATTGGACGACATGCGCAAGGAAACTAATACCCTGCGCAAGCTTGAACGGCATTTTTTCCATTTTCAACAAGCGCTCGATCACCTCGACGCGCTTTTGTCGGCGTCATCACCTGACGAACGGGAAAACGCTGAACGCAATGCGCGTGCATTTCTTAACCGGATGCGTCGTCTCGCGGAAAGCGAAGGCACGATCGCCAACGAGGTGCAGCGTGTGCAGTCGGAAGTGAGCGTAAAAGAAAGACAGGGCATAACAGTATTCAAAGGGCCTGACCATGTTGAGAAAATTTAAGGAATGGGCTGACGGACGTTTCGTGCCGGCATGGCGCGTTTGGTGGCGGCTTTGGTCCATGCGGCTCGCTGCCGTATTCGCTGGTCTCGTCGCTTATTTGACGGCTGTTCCGAATGCCATGAAGGACGCGCTAGACGCATTGCCGCCATTTTTGCATGACAGTATCCCGGCATGGATCGGGCCTCTGCTGTTCGTGCTGCTTTTTCTCGCACGCTTCTGGAACCAGAAAAAGGTTCCAAGCAACGAGGAAATTCGAACCCCGCCGGGCAGTCAGGGGAGCTAACGGCGGTTTTTCTCCTTTTCCCCACAAGGAAATGA